GAGACCGCAAGGCTTTACTGGACTGTCCAGAAGGCTAATGGCTACCCTAATGCGGGCATGGCCTTATCAATGATAGAGAAGAGACTTGAGGACGCTCAGGAGGCCGCACAGACCCCTCAGGAGATGCCACAGGAAGGAGGATTAGATGCTTTGCCCTTCATGCCATACGGAAGCCCGGATCAAATCCAATGAGATAGTTATCCGTAAAGACGGGTCCCTTGCATATCGAATGGAGTTTGAGTGCAGAGATCCTAAATGTGAACACTCAGGCAAGGTGATTCACACTCAGTACGAACCTATAACACCCATAGAGGAATAGGGTTAATAAATAAATTCGCAGGTAAGAGCGTAAAAATCCAAAGGAGAATTGAATATGAAAAACTTTTTACCCCTCGATCTTCAGTTTTTTGCTGAGGATGAAAGCGTAAACGAGCCGGAAGTCGCTGAAACGGCAGAGGAACCGGATGTAGAAGGCGAAAACGATGCTGAACCCGCCGAGCAGCAGACACCCGAACAGAACGCCCAGTATGCAGCAATCCGCAGGAGAGCCGAGTATGATGCTCAGGTTAAGTACCAGAGTGAACAGGCAAGGCTTGACAACATGTATGCGGAGAAGTTTAGGGGCTTGACCAACCCTGAGACTGGAGCGCCGATAAGAGGCGCCGCTGATTACTTTGAGGCACTAGCGGCACAGGAGAGATTACAGGCCAAGGAAGAGATGCAGAACGCAGGCATAGATCCTTCTTTACTTGACCGGGCAATAGCCAACAGTCCCCTTATAAGGCAGGCTGAAGCGGCTATAGCACAGAATACTCAGAGAGAGTCGCAGAGAATGATCGAAGAGGACATGCAGAAGATAATCGCATTTGATCCTCAGGTATCCAATGAACAGGATATCGTCTCACAGGAAAACTTCACTGAAGTGGTCCGCTATTGTGAGACACACCCCGGCATGAGATTAGCGGATGCCTATAAGCTGGTTAACTTTGACCGGTTGTCAAGCAATCGAGCAAAGGCAGCAGAGCAGGGCGCTATCAATCAGGCCAAATCAAAAAATCACTTGAGTACCCCTTCAGGGATATCGAGTGAGGATAAAACAGTTGACATACCGCAGAACCAGTTGGAGTTATGGCGAGAATTCTTCCCGGATAAATCTCCTAAGGAGTTGCGGAAAATTTACAACAAATCAATAGGAGGCTAATTATGGCAGTTATAGTAAGAGACAATACTCTCAACAGCGACATGTGGAATGAGTGGGCAACACTCCTCAACGCAGCAATCATGGATTCAGATGCACAGCAGAACGCTTACGATGATCTTGTAAACGGTCTTGCTAACGTTCAGACCTCAAAGAGATGGGCTGAGAAGTCTACGACAATCGGTGGACTTGGTGACTATCTTGCAAAGACTGAGGGCGCAGATGCGGCTTACGATTACTTTGCAGAGGGATATGCAAAGCTGATCGAGCATATCACCTTCGCCAAGTCAGTTTCTATCTCTAAGGAGATGGTTGATGATAACCAGATCGCAGAGATGAAGTCTAAGGCAATCAACCTTGTCCAGTCCTACAAGAGGACAAGAGCTAAACTCCTGTCTCAGGCGCTTATCAGCTCTGTAGGTAACACAAAGACAATGACCTTCGGCGGAAAGTCCGGCATTGATATCGGTACACCTGATAACCTTGCTCTGTTCAACAGCGCTCATACGCTTAAGAACAGCCCTAGGGCAGCAGCTTCTACCCTTCCCGCAGGTGCTATTGATTCTGATGTCCTTCCCGGTGTTGGTGTTATCGAGACTCAGTCAAACCTGTTCACTAATGCACTTGGTAACAACACCACAATGCTTAACAGGCTTGCAAACATCATGAGAAACTTCAAGGATGATGGTGGTGAGGTCCTCGGACTTGAGGCTGATACAATCGTTATCCCCGGTAACAATCCTGCTCTTGAGGATACTGTTAAGAAGATCATCGGTTCCGATGGTGAGATCGGTACTTCTAACAACGATATCAACACTCAGAGGGGCAAGTGGAAGCTCATTGTTGATTATCTCTGGACTCCCGCTTCAGGATCACCTTACATCCTCATGTCCTCAAAGGCTAACAAGGAACTCCTTGGTACAAGGCTTTATGACAGGACTGTTCTGGATGTTGAGAACGAGGTTAAGACCGAGTCCCGTAACCTTGTCTACAACGGCTTTGCCCGTATCGGCGTAGGCTTCACGAACTGGAGACACGTCCTTATGGGTGGATCGTCGGATGCAACAGCAACCACGTTGACCTAAGGAAAGGGGCTTCGGCCCCTTCCCTCTTTTAAGGAGGAGAAATGAAAGTTGGAGATATCATAGACGGACGCAAGATCACGCGTATTTATACGCTTTGTGGTGGTACGGCTTATGAGAGCGTGCCTGTATCGGATGAAGAGACTAAGGCACCCAAGGCACCTGTAGAGGAGCCTGAAGAGAAACCCAAGAAGAGGATTCGCAGAAAGAAGGAGCAGTAAATGTCAACGACATGGAAGGATATAAAACTTGCTACGTTACAGAAAATGTTTTCAAGTAACGGAACAACCATACAGGTAGACTCGTCAACGCAGGAATATATCTATTCCATGCCGCAGGCCGCTAATGAAGGCTTACAGTTACTATCAACGGCGGGGAAGTTTATTATCAAACCATGGATTGTTAATAACTATCCCTGCCGTAACCTTCTAGGCGAGAGTTATGCCAATATCAGGCATACCGGTAGGACTGAGATAGCTGCTGATGGCGCACACTCATATTACTTTGAGATTCTAGGCTCGGTGACTTGCACCATGACCATAGAAGCTCAGGACGAAGAGAGCGATCCTGTCATTATCATTATCCACAATGGGGATGAAAGAGACACAACTATAGAGTCTCCGGATGCCTACAGTATCTTCAAGGGATCAATGGCGAATGTGAACGATAAGCGTGTCACGATAGTTTTTGAGTCTGATTACCCCTATAACCTTAGAAATGCTTGCTTCTACAGTGAGAAGTTTTCTAAGGAGAGCGATGTGCCTGATTTTCAAGAGTACATGAAATTCAACCTTAAGGCACTTATACCTGACTTTTACCAGTTGTCCGAGACAGACATATATTGGGAAAAGGACGGAGAACCTACCTACCTTGCAGCGTCAAACTACTATCAGGAGGCCGATAAGACCTTAGTAATACCCCGTAAAGACAAGGGCGTATATACAGTCTACTACAAGGCATATCCTGAGGAGATAACCTTATCTACCGCAGATGATTACGATATGTCCCTTGATCCTGAGGTTGCTGCTATATTACCGCTTTATATGGCTTCACAGTTATATAAGGACGATGATAATGCAATCGCCACTGTTTACAGGAATGAGTTTGAGGTTGCGAGAGAAGCCCTGTCACAGAAGGCTAGGGTATCAAAGAGAGAAGAGTTTATAAGTGAGAGTGGTTGGTAATGGCTATAAACTTCAATATCCCGGCTAGTCCGAAAATAAATATATATCAGAATGAGAACTTCTTAGGTTGTGACTTCACCTCAGATGGTTCCACTGTAGATGATACGCATAGTCCTGATTGCCTCAATATGACCCGTCTTGTACCCGGTAAGGTGCGTAAAAGGATGGGATATAAGGAATTGACGGACTATGGCGCTCCTATATACGGAGTGCATTATTTTTCTACCATAGATACATGGTTAGTCCATGCCGGTAACAAAATCTACAATCTGTCCGCCCCTACAGGTGAGATATGGGTAGATGATGATGGAAATGAAGTCGTAGACTACGATGAAAACGATATCCTGTTTTTGACAGGTAATGTCGATACCACCCTCATTTATACCGGAATGGCAGAGCAGAGATCCTTCAGTGTTGAACTAGGATTGAAACTTGTGATCATGGACGGAACCCATCTCTATACCTATGACGGTACGGACTTTAAGGTATTGCAGGGGAATGACGCTTATATACCCACTGTCACGATAGGTAAGCTTCCTTCAGGTGGTGGTAGGTCTTATGAGGCATTAAACCTTATCAATCCCGCTTTCAAGGAACAGTTTACGGTGCCTTCTGCTCAGGCTACAGCAACCACGTTTCAGTTATCCTTTAACCAGTTGGATCAAGTGACCACTTCCAAAACTCCTAAGGCATGGGTATTGAATGGTTCAGGAACATGGGTTGAAAAGAGATACAACACAGACTTCACAATAAACAGGACAACGGGTGTTGTGACCTTTACAACCGCTCCCGGTGCATCCCCTGTTAGTGGTGAGGATAGTGTCAGGATACAGGCATATAAGACCATAAGAGGGTATGCAGACAGGATCAATCATTGTCGGTTTGGAATACTCTTCGGTGTTAACGGCCTTAACGACAGACTGTTTGTATCAGGTAATCCCGGCAAGGGACTCGGTACGGATGGTAAGCCCTACAGTTATATAAACTATGACTGGTATTCTGAAATGTATGATCCTAGTTACTTCCCTGATACGGGATACTCAAAACTAGGTGCGGACAGCTCAGCAATAATGGGTTATTCGATCATTGGCGGATACCTTGCAACTCACAAGGATACCAACGAAGTATATCAGCCTGTAATCATCCGTGAAGGCGATATGATAGACGGCAACCCTAGTTTCCTAGTGGTCAATGCCTTACAGGGCGCAGGTGCGGTCAGTCCGTGGTGCTTCTCATACCTTGAGGAAGAACCTTTATTCTTTTCTAAACTAGGCATATATGCAATCACGGCACAGGATATCACGGGTGAGAAGTACGCACAGAACAGGAGTTACTACCTAGACGGCAAACTCCTAGAGGAAGAGGATCTACATAAAGCCTTTGCCTATGTGTGGAGAGACTTCTATATCCTTTGCATAAACGGGCATTGTTATATCCTTGATGGATTGCAGCCTATAAGAACCGACAAGAGTAAGCCCTATTCCACAAGACAGTATGTAGGCTTCTATTGGGACAACATACCCGCTACATGTATGTTTGAGATGGGTGGTAATCTCTGTTTTGGTTCCAATGACGGCAAGATATACATGTTCTACTCCCACAAAGAGGATGTCGAATCATATAACGATGTAGGCGAGCCTATAACATGTAGATGGGAAACGGCGGATATATCTGAAAGACTCTTCTATAAATATAAGAAGTACAGATACCTTGCCCTTAAGTGCTTGCCCTCAAGGGCATCCTCAATAGAAATATGGGCGCAGCGTAACGGACTATGGGAGATGATCAAAGAGGACGATCAGACGTTACGCTTTTTTGATTTCAACTTTATCAATTTTGATAAGTTTTCATTCTCGCCTGATAACACAGCGAAGGTATTGCCGGCTAAGGTGAGGTTAAGAAAGTTGGATCATGTCAGATTCAGGTTTGTAAACGAGCAGTTAAACGAGCCCTTAGGTCTGATTAACTTTGCAGTCGAATATACACAGGGAGGTAATCATAAGTAATGTTTACAACGATCACACAGGCAGAGAGGGACGTATTAGGTGTAAGCCAGCTCCCGGACTCCCCGCAGATAACCGCAGCAAGACTCAAGGAATTGTTTGATTCCTTAGGAAACCTTGCTATTGACCACTTCATAACCCATATAGACGAGATATCCGCAGAGACCGCAGCGAGTAATATCGGTGTAACGGTTCCTGAAGGATATACGGCAAGTCCACTCCTTCAGTCCCTTTTGAATGAGATGGTCCTTAAACTGAATGGGGCATTAACGGACAGGCATACCCATGCTAACAAGGACACTCTGGATGGAATTACCGCAACCACTAAGCAGAACTATGACAATCTTGTGGCCCTGCTCAATGGTATTGATTCCGTACAGACCTCATTGAGTGACAGTAACGACTATATACCCACGTCACATGCGGTAGCGAACCATGTAAGTAGTGCTATAGCCAATGCTGATTTCGTAAGACCTAATCAGTTATTGGATGATATATACCCGGTAGGGACAGTTTACATGACCACCTCAGCAACCCTTAACCCTACAGTAATGTTTGGTGGAGTGTGGAATCTCCTCAAGACTGAAGGCGGGATAAGGTATCACGAAAGGACAGCATAATGGCAGACGGAACAGTTTTAATTAAAGACTTGCCGGAAGCATCGGAAGTAGCAGACGGCAGTTATATACCGGTTGATAATGGCACGTTAACGAAAAAGATCAGTGTTGCTAACTTCAATAACTCTTCCAACCAGACCGCTAAGGCATGGGCGGAAGCAGCCGCAGAGTCCGCACAGACCGCACAGCAGGCCATATCGACTGTAGACACTAAGGTAGACCAAGCACAGGCTTATGCCACAAGTGCATCCGATCAGGCGGGATATGCTTCAGGATATGCTACTGATGCTCAGACTTATGCCAGTAATGCACAGGGATATGCTAACTCAGCACAGGGATATGCGACAAATGCATCCTCAAGTGCTACCACGGCAGGATCTAATGCGGACGCAGCAGCAGCCTCGGCTACATTGTCTAGGTCATGGGCTGAAGGTAATACCGGTACAAGATCAGGTGAGAATACCAACAATGCTAGGTATTGGGCGAATAAGGCACAGACGGCTGCTCAGATAACTGTAGATGATCACTTAGATCCTATTTCAACTAATCCGGTTGAAAACAGAGTTATCTATGACGCCCTTAATAATATTCATTCAGCTGATGTCATACTTTCGTCCACAATGCATATAGGCGGAGGCACACAGACGAATGTTGACCAAGCCTTACATGCTCTGAACGATAAGACTACGGATTATGTCATGCTTGCTTCTACGATGCATATCGGAGGCGGGACACAAACCACGGCACAGGACGCTATAGAAGCCCTTGAGGACGCAGACGATGAATTTACTCCGTCAGTCACACAGTCAAATGGCACCGCTGTATTCGATGATCTAAATCCTGACTATAGCTATGAAATATGCTTTGACGATGAAGGAGCAACGGGAGTCTTGACTGTACCGACATGGACTAGCGTTAGCAAGTCAACAGGCACGAATAGCACCGCAGGCAATCCGCTAATTAAACTTACTTATACGATTAGCGGCGGCACAAACGGATCAAGTAAATTTGCATTAAGAATATTAAAGTAAAGGAGACAAAATCATGGTAGCAACAGTATATTTCGTTAACTGGTATCTTCACAACAAGGAAAATGACGGATGGGCTTATAAGGTCGAAGGAAAGTATCTCACCATTGATCAGGCAAAGAAGGTGTATCACACACAGCTTGCAAACTACATTGACAGCGCTGTCTATGATCAGGTAGCGGTAACACTCACAAACTCTTATGGCGGCACCGAAATGGTTGAATCATGGACGGCACCGGAAGAGCCTAACGCATAATTAAAATCAACATTTCATTGTAGTGGCGGAATAGACACAGTAAATTGTGGTAAAGCCTACCCGCGACGGCAGATATGGCAATAGGTAAACGCTAGGTTAATTATGATCCAACTCTTCTGCAGAGAGTGATCAGCCAAGGATGAAACAATCTCTGTAGGGTGCAAATCCTTACCTACATGAAAGTTTGAGGAGATAGCATGTTAAACGACATAGCAATTTTAGAAGGTAAAGAGGATGATTTAATAGATAAAGTAAATGTAATAACTCTTTGCGAAAAATGTGCAAATTATATTTCCGAAGATGGGTATTGCAAAGTGTTGCAGATAAATTGGCTACCTACGAATTTTGGATGCAACAAAGGGGAGAATACAAATGAAAGAAACATTTGAGTATATTTTAATAGCATTAGCATGTCCGTTAGTATTGCCTTTTGTGGATATAGATAAAGACGAAAAAGCGGAGCAGAAGGAAGGAGATAAAACATGAAGATACCTATGAATGGTGGGGGGGGTGGAAACCCTAGCATTTACGCCCGCTACGGGGATTACGAACTTTAATAACAGGACAAGAGTCGTCAAAAGTGGCAATACTGTCACGGCTATTGTTTCGATAAAAACATCCTCAGCGGTGACAACAACACCGATTGACGTTTTGACGCTTGATAAAACGCAATTTGCACCCAATGATTCAGCATACGCTTGTGCCTTTTGTAGTGGAGGGTTGCTTGCATTGACAATGAGCAGTTCTGGCAAACTCTCGATACAAATGGCTAGTGGAACTCATAGTGGTACAGCAGGCATTTTTGGCGAGATTACATGGACAGTAGGTAGTTAAAATCCCGCATCCTCTCTATGGGTGCGGTAGAGAGGAGAGAATAGAGTGAAAATAGATGTGGAAAAAGCAAGTCAGTACAAACTGATAGCAAGTGCGTCCGCGAACCAAACATATAAGGCCCAATTAACATACTTGGCAAATAATGGATATGCAGATTTAACAGACGCACAAAAAGCATCAGCATATATACAAAAAGGAAGTGGAACGGTTTATGCTAAAAGTTTTGGTGCATTATTTGTGGCTTTGTCGGTATCGAGTGGAAATATGTATGCACAAACTTATAACTTAACGGGGCTGACATCTTATGCGGGGAATATAGATAGCCTTTCCGAACAAACAAATTCAACAAACAATCAGACTCTAAGCCTTTATGCGTTGGAATCTTAAATAAAACAATTCTTTTATCAGGAGATCAAAAGTGAGTACAGAAGTATTAACGGCGATAATCTCAGCCGTGACAACTTTATTAGTGTCAATCGGTACATGGCATATCTCTATGGCTCAGTACCGAGCAAAGAACATGGATATGGTAGATAATGCCATATCAGAGGTTAAAGACACTGTCACGGCCAATATATCCGATATCCAGAGTCACCTTGCAGTGATCGACCTTGAAATCAAGACCCTGAGTGATAGAGTCGATAAGCATAATCAGGTCATTGAAAGGACTAATGCGCTTGAGAAGGATGTAGCGGTCCAGACAGAGCAAATCAAGGTAGCGAATCACCGCATAGATGATCTTGAGAGGGCAACGGGATGAAACACCGCAGACCGGACAAAAGAACTTATACCAAAAGAGCGGTTAAGGCATTACTGATAATAGGCGCTATAAACGGCACAATGCCTTTTATACTTGCCTTTTTGGGGAAAGATACGGCGTCCGAAGTGGGTATTGCATGGATAGTGAATGTTGTAGCCGTGATTCTTGGCTATCTTGTGAAGTCTTATTTTGAAACTAAACAAGAACGTAAACAAGACCTTGAGGATCGGAAGGTAGAGTTGCAGGAGTACAACCTATTCAATGGGGTAGAGGGGAATGAGAGTTGATTATATGATCGGAGAAATCGCTATTATCGCAATAGCGGTTTTTTTAACTATAAAATTCATGCTCAGGTAGGAGGGGAGAAATGAACGAGATTACTTTTACAATCCTTAAAATCGTAGTTTCAATATGTGCGGCCCTTGTGACTGTCTATGTTGTGCCTTATCTCAAGACCTTAAGACAGGAAAAGAGATATGCATCTCTCATGGATATGGTAGAGATAGCGGTCAAGGCAGCAGAGCAGACCATTAAGGAACCCGGACAGGGAGACTATAAGAAGGCAGAGGTTATAGCCTTTGTATCCGACTGGATGAACGATCACGGGATAAAGATATCCAAGGATGAACTCTCGCAGCTTATTGAGGCTGCTGTTTTTGCCATGAAAGAGGAAAGATGAAGATAGCACACGCATCAATAGATGAACATGGAAAGATTAGTGGTGGTAATGCCGGAGACCAGACAGGTAAGGAAGTCTGTATAAGGGACTGGTATTCTAAGCCGTGGAACGTGGTATTGAGATTGCCACCTGCTATGGGAGTTAAAGTTGCTGAGTGCATGGTTAAGGCGGCGAATAATCCGAGGATAGGCTACGATCAGTCGCAGAGGAACAGTTTACTAAACTATGCAAGGAATGTAGGCTATGATCCCTCTAAGGTCACTACTCCTTGTGAGACAGATTGCAGCGCTCTTGTGACACTCGCCTGTATATATGCTGGAATACCTGAGAAACAGTTAGTTATCAATGGTAACTCAGCCACTACAAGCACCCTGAGACGGCTCCTAAAGGCAGAAGAACTAACAGGCAAGGAATATACCGCTAGTAAAGACAAACTCCTTGTAGGGGATATCCTGTTGTCTGAAGGGCATCATGTAGCGGTAGTTATTGGGGGAGATATGAAAACATCACAAAAGGGTATAGACCTTATCAAGTCCTTTGAGGGATGCAGACTTAACGCATATAAGGCAGTCCCCTCAGAACAGTATTTCACTATCGGATATGGTCATTACGGGCCGGATGTATCGCCCGGTATGAAAATCACTCAGGATCAAGCGGAAATGCTTTTGGGAATGGACCTTAAAAAGTATGAACAGGCGGTAGATAAGGTCACGCTTAAATTAAATCAGAATCAGTACGATGCACTTGTATCGTTTGCATATAATTGCGGAGTCGGTAATCTCAGTAAACTAGTTTTAGGGCGAGATTATCAGCAGATTGCCGATGCTATGTTGCTGTATAACAAGTCCGGTGGACAGGTCCTAGAGGGATTAGCAAGACGCCGAAGGGCTGAAAGAGACTTGTTTACAGAGGGCGGGATTGAAAAGAAAACAGGCAATCCCTATCCGGAACCTAATAAAAGCCTAAAACATGGCTCAAGAGGTAACGGCGTCCGCTGGCTACAGTTTGAACTAAACCGACATGGGGCGAAGCTGATAGTTGACGGAGACTTTAAGGACGAAACACAAAAGGCATTGATAGCATATCAACAGACCGCATTTCCTAATGCCCCTAATGAATGGGACGCAATATGCGGTCCGAAAACAATAGCATCACTAAGGAACAGTTAATAGGGCGGAAGCCCTTTTTTTATTAGGAGGATAAATAAAATGGCATACTATACAGGCCCTAAAGGAAATTCAGTTGCAAGTAACACTGTTAAGAAGAATAACGTCAATCCCGGCTATGGAACACAAAGTGCTTACGATCAGTTACATGCAGGGCGCAACAACACTATGGATAAGAGTAGAAGTCAGGGTGTTACCTATGGTGGCTCAGGTGCAAATGCATCAACAGGTTATAGAGATGGATCAAGTGGTGGCTCGTCAGGTGGTGGATCATCTAGCTCAGGTGGTGGCGGATCGTCCGCTTCTGTAACACCTTATGTTGCTCAGGAAGCGCCCGCATATAGTGGCTCATGGAACGCAAACGAACTTATAAACGACTATATGAAATACCTTAATGCCAGAGCAGAGAGCGCATATAACAGAAACCTTGAGGTGCTTAACGACCTGTATGATGATGCCGCAGGAAGGCTCAGGAGCAACTATAACGACAGTAAAACAGTCCTTGATACAAATAAGCAGAACAACACCAATGCGATCACAGCAGATGCCGAGGAAGCCATGAGACAGGCATATATCAATAATATGCTTTCAAGGAAGTCCTTACAGCAGGCTATGGTAGCACAGGGTCTTAATGGTGGCGCTACTGAGACCACAAGGGCAAACATGGAAAATAACTATGGCGAGGCTAGAAATGCCATAGATACCACAAAGAACAAGAACCTTGCAGAGCTGCTTGCACAGTATCAGAACAACCTTGCAGGGCTGAGACAGCAGCTTAACTCAGGTCTTACTGATCTTGACACTCAGAGGATGAACTATGCGATGCAGATGCAGAGTCAGCTTCAGAATACCCTGGATAGTTATGCTGATAAACTTACCGACTACATGACGGATTATCAGGACTGGTACAACAATGATGCTATGTATGCTACCCCTGAAGAGAGAATGTCAAGGACTATGGGCCTTATGAACTTTGAAAAAGGTATCCAGAATTGGGGGGACAACATTGATAAGTACAACCTCAATGGTGCTACCAATATGGGAAGTGGCGTACAGGCATATCTGAATAATCTTCAGAACATAGCAAGCGGCTCAAAGAACTTCGATATAGATCCTGCTCAGGTAACAAACAGTTATGATCCGGTATCTATGCAGCAGGCAGGAATACAGGCGGCGGCTTCTAACTACCAGAAGGCATTAGCGGCTCAGGAAGCATTAGGCGCAACTTCAACACAGGCTCGTAATTCCGCACTTTCACAGTACGGAAACATATCATCACTTCAGGAGATACTTAGACAGTTAGGTTACATGTGAGGTGAATAATGGCTACACGCTATCTTAACTCAGGCAGAAATGCATCAAGTGGATATAAAAGAGATCGGAAGCAGACTATCCCCGGCAGAAAATGGTCAGAATCGGCCAAGACCGGGGAAGAGGCTTCTAAGAGGGCAAGGTCAAAGAGGGAGAATCAAAAGACCCCTAGTGTTCCCAAGGTAGAGAAAAGGGAGTCTAAGAACATCCCTAGTGTTAAACAGACTACTCAGAAGAAGGCTAACTCTCAGGCAATAAACGAGATCAATGCCTATCGTGATTCCCTCAAAAAGAATACGAAAGCCATAACGCCTGAAGAGAGTATCAGAAGAAACAATTACAAAAAGTATGCGGGGCAGAGTATAAGCAATTCTAAGCCCATGTCTCAGGCGGACAAGGAACTGACAAATAAGCTCAAGGCGGCTTATGAGTCTAACAGGGTTAAGGAAAACGCGAGGAAAGCCTACGGAACGCTTGAATCAGCGGTAGCGGGAGCAGGACAGGCATTAACCGCACCGGCAAGCGGTATATCTAAGATTATTGATAAGGTCGCTGGTAAGGATGTATTCAAGGACGATAGCATTACCCGTAACGCTGAGAATCGTGCGGCATTAGCAAGACAGGCTCATGGTGGTGCTTATGGTGCAGGAACCCTTGCAGGAATGATGTTAGGCTCTTATGCCTTAGGTGGTGGTAGTGTCGGCACAGGCGGAAATAGCGCTGCTGAAGCATACAATACCGCTAAAGAAGCATCAATGGCTATGAATGGTCTGTCAAAACAGCAGGCCGCTATACAGGGCTTAAAGAGTGCCGCTAAAACCTTAGGTGTTAATACTATCAAGGAACTTCCCAAGGACCTTGTTATGGATACGCTACCTAGAATTGCAGAGGTAGTAGACGATCCTACTATGACCAATTCTGACAGGGTAAAGGCCGTTGCAGAAAACATAATGGTCAATGCCCTAATGAATAACGTATCAGAGATACCTGGACTTGTTGGAGTAGGCAAGGATGCCTCAAGGACTCTTAAGGATATCCCCACAAATCAGGTTGATAACGTCATACCCCGTCTGACTAACGTAGATATGAAAGCCAACCGCTTTAATGGACAGCCTACCATTATAAGCCAGTTAGGGGATAGTGCGCCTAAACTCGATAATGCAGCCAAGAGCATTGAGACGCCTGTAAATGCATCGAGCGGCTATAACTCCGCCCGTCAGGAACTTGATAATCTATTCAATGAATACACAGACGTTGCCAAGGCAGGTGGAGTTACCGATGGTGACTGGAAAGATATCATTGACAACACTAGTGCTATAGCGACTAAGTATGGTGATGATCCTGATTATCAGAACATTGTAGACCTTGCAGCAAAGAAGTTGGGTGACTTCAATGAACAGGTACAGGCATATAAGAACGCTCCTAAAGTAGAAGCACCCAAGGTAGATAATACCCTCAGGAATGTTGATAACGGCTATGAATGGGTAGAACCTAATAGCGGAGTATCCGTCAAGGGCATGCTTGATTCCCTGAGGAGTGACCTTGATAGCGTATCAGACGTACATCCTACCACTCAGAAGAACGTTGATTATCTCAAGGGATCAATAGACAGGCTTGAGAACGCCTATAAGACAGGTGATAACTTTAACGCAGCCTATGAGGATTATCGTAAAGCCCTTAACAGGGTTAAGGATAACATGATAAAGAAGGAAGGCGATACTTCATGGGAAGCCTATAGAACACTTCTTAATGTGAATAATCCTGATAATATCGCCAATAGGTTTAATAAGTTATCTGTCTCTAATGTTGACGAAGCGGACCTGCCTTTTAATGACGGATATGTGAATACTGGATCTCCTAAATATGACAGATTCGGAGTGGATCAGAGTAAATATCCCTCTGAACCTGTATTAGAGCAGCCGGCATCCGGCAACATGAAGGTATCGGGCGCATACGATAACACCTTAAAGAATAGCGGGATCTTAACAGAAGAAGAGCTTGCAAAGAATACAGCTCCGGAAAACTTCATGTATGAGAGCCGCGCAGAAGAACAGACCATGGCCGAAGGCGCAAGGATGCGCGCTGAAGAAGGAGAGGACTTTGTCTCTAATCGCCTGAATAAAGAAGGCTTTACCGCAGCCGATACCGATGGAATGATGCAGGCTTATAAAGATAAGGTAGCGGAAGCAAGAGCGCTTGACGCGGCTGGACAGGATTCAACAGCAGCATGGGAAGAGGCAAATACTATCTTCAGGAAGGTACAGACTGAGGCTTCCCGTAACGGTCAGGCTATGCAGGCATTGGCTAAGTGGAGCCGTAATACTCCGGAGGGTATGCTTGCCGAGGCAGAGCATATTGTCAATAAACGCATTAAGGTAGAAGGCGCGAAGGATGGCAAGACTAAACAGGTTGTGGATGCCTTAAATCAGCGCGTGGACAAGGCCGCAGTAGAGAAACAGAAGCCCGTATTGACACAGGCTGCTGAAGCGTATAGAAGCTATGCGGATAGATTAACAAAGTCGGTAGATACTTCCGAGTATAAGGGAAGAGAGTCCAGTGTACAAAAACTCTATACCGCAATAGACAACTTTGAAAAGGCTGTAAATGAGGGAAATATCCAGCAGATACAGGATACATATAAGACCCTGAAGAACCGCGCAGCCTCTATGAGCAAGAAGGGATTGTCTATTGATATTAAGAATAAGGATGTGGATGATGCCATAGATACCCTTGTTAAAAATTCAAGGCAGAGCGGGTTTGAGTTTTCACCAGACTTCCAGAAAACCTTTATAAACGAGGCATCAAAGATACAGGACCTTGATCCTAATTCAAGAGAGTTTAAGGAAGCCTACGCAACACTTGGACAGATGGTCAATGACGAGATAAGGCGCAATACCTCAATGCCTAAGAGGATAGGGCAGGGAGTAACCTCTTATCTCATGAATAACATGTTAGGTAACTTCCGTACTCTTATAACCCGTAATGCAGGCGGTAACTTAGGGCTTGCCTTAACGGAACAGGTTTTGGAGAGACCACTTGCGTCCGGCATAGATAGACTTGTGGCGAAAAAGACGGGAGTGAGAACACAGGCAGGGTTATCTCTTGCCTCACTTAAGGATTATTTAGACGGCTTTGCAAAGGGTATTTCCGAGGAAGCACAGGATGTAAAATCTGGGCTTCATACTAGCAGATCAGGTGAAGTAAACCTTAAAGATGCTATATCGAGAAATGTTGACGTTTACAAAACGGACAGCAAAAACAAGCTCATTAAGGGTTTTACCGGACTACTGAGATTAAAGAATCAGGTTGTGGCACACGGACTGTCTGTAGGTGATAGACCATTTTACGAGGCAATATACAATCAGACCCTTGGCGATATGAACAGGATGAAAACTGAAGGTCTGTTAGGTGATGCCGTACAAGGTTTATCGGATTCAGATTACAAGACCCTGTCTGAGGGAGTAGCACAGTATAACGCATTAGTCGCAGTGTACCAGAACGACTCAAAAATGTCTGACTCGCTCATGAAGTTTAAGAGCGCCATTGGGGAAATGTCAGAAGGTGCATTAGGCTTTGATATACTATCTCAGTTTTCAATGCCGTTCGTAAAGACTCCGGCAAACGTGATTGATCGTGCAATAGATTATTCGCCTTTGGGTCTTGTGCGTAATGCCGCAAGGACGGGCAAAGAGACTATAGGCAAAAATAAGTCTGGATTCAATCAGAACCGCTTTGTCAATGAGACCGCACGAAACCTTATAGGTACAGGTCTTATGACAGGTGCAGGAGTAGCGGCATATAACGGGGCCATGTCCGGGAAATACTCAAAGGACAAAGACGAGAAGGCCGCGCAGAAAGAAGCAGGCGAGCAGGAGTATGCCCTTAACCTTCCGGGAAATTACCAGATGGATATAGGGTGGGTCCCCGTCTTAGGATCAAACTCTGTAGCAGCAGCCGCAGCCGTGGACGCAGCAAGTAATCCTGACCTGAGTCAGAGCGATAAGGTGCTTGCGGGATTGTCAGGCGGCGGCAAGGCCATGTTTGACCAGTCCATGTTCCAAGGGCTTCAGAGGCTTTTTGGTTCAGGGGATTCCTACAATTCCGATAACGGATTAGTAGATAACATGATCAGCACAGTTAAGGGAGGAGCATCACAGGCTATCCCTTCGCTTGCTAGGCAGATAGGGCAGGTTGCAGATCCTTATGAGAGAGACCTTAGCAACGGGAATTATGACATTAACAGTATTGTTAATAATATCCCCTTTGTCAGAGAGACCTTGCAGCCTAAAGTTGATAGCGAGGGTAATTATATCGAACAGAATCAGGGCCGAGGCGTAGGGTGGAAGATACTTGAAGATATGTTCTTACCCGGTAGGATCACGGAAGTTGAGCCAAGGGAAATGAACAGCGAAGCGCAGAGATTACAGGCACTTACTGGAAATAATTACGCTTATATACCCAAAGCGCAGCGGTCCGAGATAACCACAGAGAATCATACTCCGAGCAATAAGGAGTATACCGATTATCAGGTAGACAGAAACAAGTCAATGTCGGATGCCGGAAAGATAATGATCGACAACGATTATTATAAGGCAGCATCACCGGAGAAGCAGGAAGAGCTTTTACAGGATCTTTACTCAAAGATTAAGAGCGCGAAAGCCTCAAAGTATACCGGTAAAGAGGTAGACGATAAACTTGTTAACCTCTACAAGAAAACAGGTGATCCCAACCTTCTGATAAAAAGAATGGTACAGGGAGAGCAAATCGAGGAATACGGGTACAATAAGACTGATAACCTGTATGAGTACATGGATAAGGGCGGCGACCTTAATGACTACGATAAGTTTGTAGACAAGGTAACGCACATTACAGAGAGCGGAAATAAGAGCGTATATAAAGACGATTACATGGAAGCTCTCTCAGCCCTTCCCGAAAATCAGAGAGAGCTTATGTATAATGCCAAGAGCATCAATCTCTCAGATGATGAACAGGCCGCATATAATAAGGGCGGCATAGATGCAGTGTTAAAGGTCTGGGAAAGCAACAAGAAGGAAAAGAATAGGAAGGCGCGAGAAAAAGAAGCTAAACAAAGAGAGGACGCACAAAAGGCTGGGGTTAGCGTAGAGAAAATGGAGAGCCTTCAGGACGAACTGGCCTCTTATGGCGCTATTAACAGCCCTACCACGGTTCAATATTATAACCACGCAAAACAGACAATTCCTTCTCTTACTACCAAGGGATACGCGCAGAAACTACGGGAAATAGGTGGCGATGATTATAAGATCACGCAAAAGGAATTACTGTCCTATGCCAATAATAAAGGGCTTTCCGAGTCGGATATGAATACATATTGGAGCGCCTACGGACAGTGGAAAAAGAACCCGTATCTCTCTAATGGAACATGGAAGGCAAAGTAAAGGAGGCTAATCATGGATGATAATTTTGTGCCATTCAAGGTTTACGAATCATCACAGGCCAGATCGGATAGACGATTCAGGTACATGTTTATCCTGATAGTGATTATGGTTATTGCTTTTATCTGCTCTAATATCGGATGGATCATATATGAGAGCCGATATACGGAAGAAGTAACCACGATAGAGTCTACGCAGGATGGAAGCGGTGTAAACATAGTTGGAGGAGGTAATATATATGGGTCAGACAGTGAAGATAACTACTAAGAAACGAGTAATAAAAGGCACGCATCCATGTCCTTCTTGTAAGGGGACCGGACGGAAACTCAATGTAGGGCGCGGGGCAAAGAAATGACTATCAAGACAGTATCAGAGGATACACTTAATTCTGATATTGAATATTGTATAGATGAATATGTCCGCAAGATTGAGAACCGAAACATATTAAGAGAACACTGGTTCCAAGGCAAGACGCTTCAGGAAATAGCCGCCGATCATAACAAGTCCTTAGATTCTATCAAACGTATAATCTATGATATCGGAGACAAGATCCTTATAAAAGCCAACAAAATGTAACCATAAATAACCCTTCTGATCACTTTCAGGAGGGTTATTTTTATTTTAAATTACCTTTGAGGTAATAATTATGGCGTATGTATACTTAAATTTGAATCCACTCTCTAAGAATACCGGTGATTGTGTGGTAAGGGCGTTATCGTTCGCCCTTAATCAGACATGGGACGAAACGTACTGGCAGTTATGCGAGAAGGGGTTTGAGAGAGCAGAGATGCCTTCATGGAATAGCTCATGGTGGGACTTGCTCAAGGATAAGAACTACAGACGCTATGTTATACCCGACACATGCCCGGATTGTTATACGATAGAGGACTTTTGCCATGATCATCCTAAGGGTAGATATGTGGTATTTATTCCCCACTCCTCAGAGCGGTCCGGGCATGTAACAGTTGTAGAGGATGGGATTGTCTATGATACATGGGACAGCACTAAAGAGGTCCCCTTAGTGTATTGGAGAAAGGAGTAATGATGTATCCGTATATGTATTCTCAGCAGCAACCTATTCAACAGCAGATTCCGCAGCAAATTCAGCCGTCACAAAGCATGATGATCTTACCGAGCGAAGAGGACGCCTTAAAGTATCCTATTGCACCGGGAAATAGCATCATGTTCAAGATTGAGAATCAGCCCTTAATAATAGAAAAGTCTATGGGACTATCTCAACTTGACAGTCCAATGGTAAGGTATATCGACCTTGTACCGAGAGAGACGGAGGAAAAGGTGGAGTATGCTACCAAGGCAGATATTGACCAACTCAGAGAAGAGATGAAGGCATTAAAGAGACCAACAAGGAAAAAGGAGGCTGAGGATGAGTGATCCGTGGGGAAGTTTTCAAAACTTCATGAGCAATTTTAGACAACTCGCCAATAATCCAGCGCAATATATGATAAGTCGTGGTATTCCACAGGATATCGCAGGAAACCCGGATGCAATTATCCAGAAGCTAATGCGGGAAGGTAGGATATCTCAGCAGCAGTATGACTCAGCGAGACAGACGGCGGGTAAAATACAGAGCAATCCCTTGTTTATGCAAATGTTAGGAGGCCGAAAATGAAAGACGAGATAAAGGACAAGATTGACGAATTTATTGAGGCGATACTTAAGAAGGATCATATATCAGAGAGTGATTATATCGTTCTGATAACTGAATACCGCAGGAGAAAAGACGAGGTATAAAAGCTTTTATATATACACCGACTATCCGTCCGGAGGATAGCCGCTAACCTAACAATAATTATAGGAGGTAAAAGAAATGGCACTTGAAGAAAACATGTATATGCCTATCGCGCCCGCTGGAAACTTTGGCGGAGATTGGGGATCATGGATAATTCTCTTCCTGATCTTTGGTATGTTCAACGGAGGTATGGGAGGCTTTGGCGGAGGCTATGACTTTCCTTGGCTTCTGAATGGACAGCAGGGCATCAACGCTAACACTAATGCAGGCTTCAGAGATGCAGCCCTTAGCGATCAGATA